AAAAATAATTAAAAGCTTCGTTTTCGTTTTTTTGTTCTCGTTGATAAGTAGTATTTAATTGATTTTGTAATTGCTCAATAGCTAAATTAATCTGTCTAAAAGAATCCACTTTGTATTCTTGAGGTGGTTCAGGTATGAATACTTGTACTTTAGCCATTATCTTCTTCCATCTGGTTGTATGTCAAACCTAAACTGACCGAATCTCCAACTTTCATCTGTACTGTCATTTTCTATTTTTACGGCAGCTAATCTTGCTCTTGCTCGTGTGTCTACTTTATCCGTAGATGATGATATTGTAAATGGCCCCAATGGAGATCCTGTCTGTACTTTAGATGGGTAGTCTCTCAACTCAAGAGTAACTTTGCAATTACCATTTAAATATTTGAAGTCAGGAATAAATCTTCTCACCTTTATAAAAAATTCACCATCTCCTTGTGAGTCTAAATCAAAATCTCCAGATTTAATAAAAGCAGGTATGGCTGTTGTCGTACCGGTTGCTAATACCTGATTAACACCTACCTCATGATCAAATACCCTTGATGCTCCGTTTCTTACGCCTTGGACAGTGGGTGTAGTTGGGGCAAGAGTGCTTATAAACTCTGTTGCAATTGGTTCTTTGAAAACATGAGCATCTTCGTAAGATGTTCTAGCAAGAGTTCCTGTTGTCCAAGTTTGTTCTGCATAATTGTAAGTAACAACTCTGTCTACAAAGCTTGATCCCGCACTCGCATAAAACCATGATATCTCAGAATAAAGACTGTTATGTGAACCACATGTCAATTCTGATCCATTTTGAAAATTAAACCCTGGTGCTCCGTCATTTGTTTGAAACACAAAGTCTTCTACTAAAGATCCTAATGATTTTACTGTACCATCAAATACAAAAAAACCTCCTGAATCACTCATCCAATATACTGCACCGTTAGCATATACAATAGCTTTTTGTCCAATACACCCACAGTTTGATCCAACTTGTCTAATACTAAATGTGAATGGTGGTCCAACAAACTGCATAAGATAAGCCGAGGTATCTGTTAATATTAATATATAATCTTTTGCTTTCGCTGCCCCCACAATTTTTGTGCCACTATCTATTCTAAAAGATCCTGCAGTGTTTGTTGATGTAGCAGTATAGTCTGTTAATGACTCTTGATCAGAAAACCTAATAAACATTTTATCTTGAGAGACCGAACTTCCAATTGTTGTTTCAGTTCCCAAAATTATTAAATGTCTATCTCGATCAGAAACCATGCTCATTACAGATCTCGTTGGAGCTCCAGACAGCACAGCAGCTCGTGTTGTTAGAGTGCCATTAGGATCCCAAGAAAAAGTTTTTCCATTTTTAATAGTTGCTATAAGAAGTTCTCCAAAATTGTCTAATGACCAAGTGCCTGGATCAAGTATAGCTTGTGACGTTGTTCTAGGTGTACCCCATGTTGAAGCGCCCCAAAGACCTGTACCCCATCCAAAACCAAAAGCTTGTAACAACGGTCCTACTCTAAAATACGCTCTTACATCTAAAGTTCCGTCGTTCGTTGCTCCTGTTCCTGTTTCAGCATTTGGCATCGTTATTGTAAACGTTGTGCTAGTTGGTGCTAGTTGCACTTCAAACAATACGTTATCAAAGTCAGATGCTGTGTATGCAGTCTGTCCACCTGTAAAAGATCCTGCGTTTTCAAAAAACACAATGTCGCCTGGTTCGAGGTTGTGGATCCCTGGAGTTGTAATCGTTACTGTAGATGAGCTAGTGGTTGTGGTGATGTCACAGCCTGCTTGTGAAAGTGAAGTGTCCAATGGTGTGATGTCGTAGAAATCATCACCGTTATAAATATATAAAATCTTGTCTGTACCAATTGCTAAGTATCTTCTACCCTCTAGATCAGCCCAACTATGTAATGCTCTTGCAGCACCTATAAGTTGTTTATCCATAATTTCCTGCCATCCACCAATCTTTTCGGGCATTCCATATCTAAATCTTACAAAATCACCATCGACCCATTGGTTCTCAGCCCCTGAGCTTGATGCTTGTTTATTAAATCCTGGTGCAAATTGTACTTTTGTTAATGGCATTCCTGTATTATAACCTACTAAATATGAACTATAAAGATCCTAAGATTATACCATAATCAGAGAAATATGAACCTTATTGGCCTTAGACTGTGTGAGCATGACTCAAACATAAGTTATTACAACGGTAAAAAATTTTATTATTACAAATCTGAACGAAACTACCAAATAAAACATCATGCCTTTGACAACTTTTGGGAATGGAAAAATATTGTATATGATTTGTGGAATCTTAAAGAAAAAGATATCGATGACATTGCAATCATTGTAGATCCTTGGAGACACAACTTACCCACTAATCAAGAAGATTTTTTTCCTTGTATTGAAAACTATTCCTATCTTCCTTTTAAAGCTACAAGACTTAATCATCATTATGCTCACGCTCTCAGCACAGATGTTATGCATGATAATTTAAAAGGACATATAATTATTGATGGTTTCGGTGATCAGGATCAAGCTGTTACAATTTTTAAAAATGATAAAATAATAGAAAATTATAAGTTAAGCGATAAAGGATCTTTAGGACAGTTATATTCAATTACTGCAGAACAGTATTTTAAAATTACAGGTGATCAATATGATGTTGCGGGTAAGTTAATGGGCTTACAATCTTATGGAAGAATAGATTTAGAATTTTATAAACTACTTAACAAATACAGTTTTGAAGATATTAAAACTCTTTGGGATCCGATTCATTTTATGAATTACAAACAAAATGAATTATTAGCAGCTTTAGAAAAACTATCTTGGATAAGAACAATACATGAAAAAACAGGTAAAATTTTAGTTAAGTTTTTTAAAAAGTATTTTAAAAAGAACGATGCGATTGGTTATTCAGGAGGAGTAGCACAAAATGTAATCTGGAATACTGAACTCAAAAATTATTTTCCAAATCTCCATGTCATGCCATATTGTAATGATGAAGGTTTGAGTATTGGAGCTATAGAATTTTTAAGAAGAAAACATAAATTAAAAAAACCAATCATCAATAACTTTCCATTTAATCAAAGTGATGAAGCACCTAATTCAGAACCTTCTACAAAAACAATAAAGCAGACTGCAAAACATCTAGCCAATAATAAAATAGTTGTTTGGTATCAAGGACATGGTGAAATAGGCCCTAGAGCCTTGGGTCATCGATCAATTCTTTTTAACCCTTTTAATAAAGATGCAAGAACAATTGTAAATAAAATTAAAAAAAGAGAGGCTTACAGACCTTTTGGTGCATCTGTTTTAAAAGAAGATGCACATAAATATTTTAAAAACTCAATTGATAACCCCCACATGCTTTACATATCAGAGGTAAAGAAATCTAATTTATATGGTATTACTCATGTTGATAACACTTGTAGATATCAAACAGTAGATAAAACTAATAAATATTTTTATTTACTATTAAAAGAATTCAAAAAAATTACAGGTGAATCTATAATACTTAATACCAGTCTCAATATAGGTGGTAAACCGATCATGAGCTCTAGAAATGATCTGTTGTCTTTTATAGATAAGTCTGATATAGACTATGCCATATACGGAGATAAGCTAATAAATGTTAGATCATGAACTATTAAGCAAGAAAGAGCTGTATACAAGCTTTTTCAAAACAGAAAAATCATTAATTAAATTTGATGAGATAAAAGAATACCTTGAAAAATCTATAGCTAAAGATTTACTAAAAGAAAAAAGACTTAATGGAATTCCTATCAATTGGGAAAAAAATATTCATTGGTTGTACGAATACATAAGAGATCAGTTTTCAAAACATCATTTTCCAAAAAGATCTACTTTAACTCCATTAGCATATGAAGTGTTAATGACACAACCTGGTGAATTACATCCAACAATAAATGATATAGACATATATGATTTACATAATTCTCCTGATTATACTGTTTTGTTTGGTATTACAGGTAAGGCTACACTAAATTTTTTCTACAATGACAATAGACATAAGGATAAACAATGGTTTATTGATTTAAATAAAGATCAGTTTATAATTTTTTCTAGTTCTATTAAATATGATATTTCTCCAAATAAAGGAGAAGATAATAGGTATATTATTAAAATAAAGACTAATTGCATAGAGTAAATGTCTGCCGACAAATTCAATTATTGGTTTTTCAAACAAGCCGTCCCAAGTAAAATTTGTGATGATATCATTCGTTTAGGTTTAAACAAAAAGCCTAAGTTAGCTACTACTATGGGTTTTCAAAATTCAAAAATGAATAAAGAAAAGTTATTTAAGACTAGACATTCCAAAACAGTTTTTTTAAATGAAAGATGGATATACGATATGATATTTCCTTTTGTTCATGAAGCCAACAAAAATGCTGCTTGGAATTATGAAATTGATGATTCAGAGTTTGCTCAATTTACCGTTTATAAAAAAAATCAACACTATGTATGGCATCAAGATGCTGATCTACTAACTAAACCATATGAGAATCAAAAAAGAAAAGTAGAAAATGGTAAGATGAGAAAGATAAGTTTAACTTGTCAATTGAATGATCCCTCTGAATTTGAAGGTGGAGAGTTTGAATTTGATTTTAGAAACTACGACCCTAATGTACGAGATCCAAAAACGCATGAATTTGAAGTAAAAGAAATTAAAGATAAAGGTTCTATTATTGTATTTCCGTCTTACACTTGGCATAGAGTAAAACCAGTTACAAAAGGCACACGTTATTCATTAGTAATATGGATGTTAGGAAAACCATGGCAGTAAATCCTTTTCAAAAAAATGGATATACAACTATAAAGAAAGCTATCCCAAAAGATGTAGCAAATTTTGTTTATAATTATTTTAGATTGAAAAGAGAAGTGTTTATTACTTTCAAAGAAGATAATTATATATCACCTTATAATGACGATTGGGGAACTTTTCAAGATTCACAAGCGCCAGGTAGTTACAGTCATTATGGTGACATAGCCATGGAAACTTTATTATTGATGGTTCAACCAAAATTAGAAAAAGAAATTAAAAAAAATGTATTACCAACATATGCTTATGCTAGAATTTATAAAGAAGGGTCTGAATTAAAAAAACATACAGATAGATTTAGTTGTGAAATATCCTGTACCATGCATTTAGGTGGCGATGGAAAATGGCCTATTTATTTAAAACATAATAATAAAAACGTTCCTATTAACTTAGATGCTGGTGATTTACTAATCTATAGTGGAGAGAAACTTCAACACTGGAGAGAACCTTATCTAGGAAAAGAGTATGCACAAGTCTTTCTTCATTATAACGATGCAACTAAAGAAAAATCTAAAAAGAATATTTTTGATACAAGAAAACATTTAGGTCTTCCAACTTCATATAAAAAATGATTACAAAATCTTTAAATATCCCATATTTTATACAACCATTAACTAATCATAAAATTATTAAAGAATTTTATTTAGAAGAAATCAAAAAGAATCCAATCAATAGTTTAGATTCAATTCACAATACTGACTGGAATATAAAAAGTAACATAAATTATTCTTTTTTGCTAAGCCAATTAAAAGAAAGTTTAAATAATATGGAAAAATATTTAAAAGTAAAAGAGGCGATAGTGCATAACTTTTGGTTCCAACAATACAAGAAGACAGACTATCATTTTTGGCATACACACTGCGAATGTCATTATACAAATGTTTATTATTTAGAAGTTGATGATGGAGCAACAGAGGTGAAAGATCCTATGACAAATAAAATAATTACTATGAAAGTGAAAGAAGGAGATGTTTTAAGTATGCCTGCTTTTCTTCTTCATAGATCACCAAAATATAAAACAAATACAACTAAGACAGTAATTGCGTTTAATACATCATTTAAAAACTATCAAGAACATGAAAATCAAATTTGACACAAATCTAGAGGGTTTGAAAGAAACAGCTCCGATTCAACCAGCGATAAAGTTTATTCCTGAGTGGTTTAAAAAAATGCCTATGCAATATGTAGAAAAACTTTCTAATGTTGAACTAGGTGTAGGTGCAGCTATGTCTTCAACTAAACTGTGTCCTGGTATGATAGAATATTTTAAACAAGGTTATGTTGTACCTCTATGGTCAGATTTACTAATTGACATCTCAAGAACTAATAATGAACTTAAGTATGCATGGGAGTTTGCTGATAGAAGTTACGAACTGAAAGAACACTTACATAGTCAGTTTTTAGACTACGCTCCTATACACGCACAACAAAATATACACATGATATTTAAATTAATTAACCCGTGGCGTGTAAAGTTACCTAAAGGTTATTCTATGTATCAATTACCTATGCATTACCACTATGATGATAATTTT